ATATTGACAAAGTTGTTTGTAAATCTCAGCACCACCACAAACATAAAACTCTATCTTGGGATTAACAGTTGCTGCATATAGGAATTGTTCAATGGTCATAGTCACAAAACCATCAAGTTTGTATCCTTCTTGGTTACTCAATACAATAGCATCACGACCTGGAAGTTTACCAACCTGTTCTGCGGTAACTCTACCCATTACAAGTGTGCCACCCATAGTGGTTGACTTAAAGTGTTGTAGTTCTTGTTTACAGTGCCAAGGCATAGAGTTTAAGGTGCTATCTCCAATAACACCATTGTCTGATACTGCTGCTATTAATGTAATCATAATCTTAAAACCCTCGTTTTACCTATATTGCTATTGGTGCTGGTATTCTAGCATGACTTATCGCATTATGTAATGTAAACGATTCAAATGTGAAGTCATCTATAGATTTAATACCAGTATCTATCTCCAATGTTGGTAATGGGTATAGACTTAAATCTCTACCCAACAACTCATTAGCCTGATCCAAATGGTTCTTGTATAGATGCACATCACCAAATGATATGTGAAGTCTATCCGGAACCATATCCACAACATTAGCAATCATATGTGTTAATAATGCGTATGATGCTATATTGAATGGTAATCCTAAAAAGGTATCACAACTTCTCTGGTATAAATGACAACTTAAGGCATATTTTGGAGTTTTCATATCATCCATAATCTTATGATATTCTTCTTCGTAGTATTCCGTTGGTGAAATATCAGATGGACAATATTTAATTCTTTCTTGAAATGATAACTTTCTAACACCAAATTGAAAGAACGCATGACAAGGTGCTAATGCCATTGAAAAATTTGAAACATTATCTTGAGGAGATATAGATTCATCTGGTAAATCACTTACATTCCACGCTGAGATAATATGTCTACGGCTAAATGGTCTTTCTTTTAATCCTGTAATTAGATTGGCGATTTGATCTATACCAGAATCGCATCCAGTTTTTGCCCAGTTTCTCCACTGACTTCCATAGATTGGACCTAAGTATCCATCTTCATCAGCCCATTCTTCCCAAATCGTTGGTTTATCGTTACCATTCATTCTTCTTAGTTCTTCATTATTGGTAGAACCTGATATGAACCAAAGCAGTTCATTAGCAACCAATTTGAATGGAGTAAACTTTCCCGGAAGCAACGGGAATCCTTTCTTTAAGTCAAAATCAAGATGCTTACCGAATAATGATAATGTACCTGTACCTGTTCTATCATCGGAATCATTACCGTCATTCAGAATTTCTTCCAACAAATTATAGTAACAATCCATTGGTCTGTTTCGTGGTTCGATAGTGTTCAACTAGCACACCCCCAACATTGACAATCCAACGGCTGCAATAGCGACAAGACTAATAGCGGTTGCTATTGCTAATAAATAGAACAATTTGGTGTTCCTTCTTCCCATTTCTATTACATCTTCCTCACAATTATCAGCAAAATTTTGAAAATCTTGTTGCATTTGTGCTATTTCTTCATTACGTTCTTTGATAACCTCAAATAGAGATTGTTCGTTCCAATGTAAGACACTTTCAGCTTCTTCATTCTTAACCCAATCACCGGTATCACATTTATCCATTGTACCCATACCATTAAATCTTTGTTTATATCTTTGCATTATTGTTCTCTTTTCGATTTATAGAATTTATGACCAATGTTTTTTGGTGGTTGGTCATGTTACTCATATATTGTATTTTACCTTTATCGTTAACCCAAGCTATAAGTAATGGTTCATTTTTTATTCGTGGTTTCATTTTAGTCCATAGATTTCATTTCACTAAGGTTATATATCTTGTCTTTTACAAACACCATCATACCAATATTTGTTTTATAAATCTTATAATATTCGGTATTGGTATATTGATATACACTAAAACCACCAACAAGCAACCCTAGAGTAGCACTAAGTATTGTTGTAATAATAATACATTTTAAATTTATCATATTAAACCCAAGAAAAAACGAAAGTGGCTAATCCACCAAAAATAACTACAGACATAATTATAACGGTAGTTCTTAAATTGTCAATTGTTTTTGTAATATCATCAGCATTACCATCCTTAACTTTACCCAATTCCCGACAATAAGCTAAATAAGATTTTTCAATCTCTTTACTATGGTCAAGTTCTCTTATATTATAATCTTCATACGTTACCCAATATCCAGTAGCACTTTCTTCCATTTCTTTCGGTTCACCTTTATGGTTATATCTTTTCGTCATTTATACTCTCCAATAGATTTCATCACACAGTTTAACATTTACTATTTTTATCCAATCAAAATTTGAATTGGTTGTTACTTTTTCTTCAGCATCTTTCGGTGATTTTGCTTCAACGAATGAGAAATGTGTAACATCACCATCAAGATCATGTGTTTGGAATTCTACAACATATTCATTATATGACATTACTTTTTCCTTTTGACTTGTGGTTTTCTTTTTGGTTTGGCGATACCAGTTAAACATTCACAAGTTTCAGGCTTAGTTTTACATTTATTTCTGGTTGAACAGATTTCTAGTAATCTAAACAATTGAGATTCTGGAATTGTGTATATAGTTTCTTCGGTCATTTTTGTCTCACTTTTAAAATTATATGGTGTATTATATCATATAATTTGGTCTTGTCAATTAAAAAATACTAAATATATGAATAAGGAGGAATAATATGGCTAATGATTCACTATACACAAGATGGCGACCGGCAATTGCATGGTCATATATGGTAATATGTCTATTTGATTTCATGATAGGTCCGATGGTGTACAATGTGCTTCAATACTTGGATGATGGTTCTACTATAACTATGTGGGAAAGCATTACACTTCAGGGAGGAGGTTTATATCATCTTTCGATGGGAGCTATTGTGGGGGTGTCTGCTTTTGGTAGAACAAAAGAAAAGCTGGCATCATTATCTAAGGAATAAAAGTAAAGTATACGATACATTTATTTGTTTTATTGACAAACGTATCGTATACCACACATTTAGAAAAGTTTTGCTAGGGTTTTATTAAAGATAAACTCTATCACTACCCATAGACTATAAATTGTAATATAACAAAGCATAAACAATATAAATATAGAAAAAAAAGACATAGTTAGTAATAGAGGCATGTTCATTCCTTAAATTGTTTTTCCAGCTTGAAGGTCTTTCAAAGTCAAACCACCCGTATATTGGCAGTGTGCTAATTCTTTAAATGTTTTCCAACGGCCTGCCCATTCCAAACCTAAACTCTCAGCAATCTCACCACATTTATTAAAAGTAGCGGTATCATTCCACTGTGCTTTGCCGCCCACAATAGGACAAAAATCAAACGCAATTCTGTAATTATGAAACGATTGACCACCTTTAGCGTTAGTAACTTTCTTACCAGGAGTTGTTCTTCCCTGAGCATATAAAGCATTTTGCGATTCATTATCTCTATAAGTGGATGTGATCAAAACATCAATACCAGCATCTTTACATTTATCGATAAATTGGTGACATAAATCTGCAACCTTTAGCTGTAAATCTTCTACCTTTCTACTATTAATCATTTATTTTCCTTTATGGTTTTGGGTAGAATATCATGACACCATCATATTCGGTTATTAATGTATAATCATGTGTATCGGATAAAATACCGACAAATTCATCCCAATCAACATCCATAACATGTTTATCGGGCAATTCACCAAAATTATGGGTAGGATTCTTATCCGATCTAAACGTTCTAATATCATCACATATGATAACATCTTGTGCATAATTCGGTTTTAGTTGCTTGATTAATTCAATTTCATCAAGCAACGGCAATCTAAATTTTTCATCAAAATCATCATGTCCGTATATATCAGGAAAATGTGCATCTAACCAAAACAATGTTTTTTCTGATATGGTTGGTAATATCCTGGTTAAAAAATCTAAACTCTCAGAATGTTCAATATGTGCATATGGAAATAATGTATTACACATTTCAACAAAATTCTCTTTAATGTCGCAGGAATATGCTTTATGAAATCCAGTATCATAAGCCTGTCTAATTCCAGCACCTTGCCAGCATCCAGTTTCAACGAACGATTGCAATTCATAATCTTCACGATACTTCTGTATATCTATATGGGTAAGCCAAGTCATCTATTTCCTCATTAAGTTTTTATTTACAACAGTTTAATAAAAATCGTATCAACTAGTAACATCATAGCAAATATTGATGTGAACACCAGGAAAGGCACAACTATAATTAATTTATCTTTTTTCATGGCATATCCTGAATAACGGTAACTATAATACCTATTATCGCACCAACTGCTATACACATATACAGTTTGATTATGAATATATTTAGTTCTTTCATTTCTTCCCCCTTAAATGTCTGGTATTTTCGTGCCATTTATCTCTTTCTCTGCTTCCACTACCCCACCAATATGAATAACAAAGCAATAAAAAGCAAAGCATTATAACCCATACTACAAGACATGCCACAATTATTTAATATTTATAAATGGAGTTGCAGCGCCAGGTACCATTGTGGTAGGTAATTGCCCTGACCACTTTTCAATAGCATTCAATTGAATGACTAATGGATTCTCAGCAATCGCTTTTCCTTTTAATACAATTGATTGTGCTTCAGCATTTGCTCTTAGTAAAGTCGATTCAGCATCACCTCGTGCTTCTTGGATCTTCTTCTCAGCTTCTGCCTTAGATTGTTGAATTTCTTGTTCACGTTGTGCAGTTAATTGCGTAGCTTGTGCTTTTCTGTTAATTGATTCAACAATAGATGGAGGTAATCTCATTTCACCCATCCAATTAATTTTTTCAACAATGATACCAATATCACTAACTTGTGATCTAACTAAAGTTTCAACATCTTTAATTAAATCTGATTTCCCTTCGCCATAGATCGTTTCAATTGATCTAGTAGATGCCTCTTTAACTAATGCATCCCTGACCATATTTCTTAGATATATATCTGAAATTTCATTAATACCTTTACGATATTTTTGAAACACCACTGATACTTTATCAGCTTTAATAGAATATGTGATGCCGATATCAGCATTAACATTCATACCATCTTTATCTTGAAACGAAATTGATTCATCACGGTCGTTAGTTTTAATCCACGATTCGTTCTGTGAATAAGTAGGAAAAATAAACAACTCGTCATTCCAGCCTAACCAAACCCGCCCAGTGTTTAATTCTTCAGAATCCACACCTTTACTACCACCTAACTTATGTACAAGAATACCAACATTGCCAACTGGTACATTGTCACAGGCAGTTAATAATGGTAATACGATTGCTACAACTACTGCTAATAATAATTTCTTCATTTTTTAAGTACCCATCCTGTATAAAAATAACTAAAAGGAACCATTAATGTTCCCACGATAATACCACTTACTACAAGCAAGTCTGATTCTGCTGAAAATAGATATGGTAGTACACCACCTATTACAATGATTGTTATTACACATCCTAATACAACTTTAAAATACAATTTCATTTCTGCTCCATATTTCATTTCTGCTCCATAACAGTTTTGCAGAAATAATATAAGTAATGATATATCCAAAACCCTGCTACCATATACCAAGATGGGTCGGTAATCTTCCATACATCTTCCATCACGATCCCTACAATACACCAAATCGAAAAACTTGTAACAACCACACTTAACCATTTTAACGCCATTTTATTTCCTCTTATTGTATATCAGTAATAACTTTAATAAATTGCTCTTTATGAGCAGCCCTAGCAGCATCACCAGCAGCAGTCCCAGCAGCATAATAAGCAGCCCTAGCAGCATCACCAGCAGCAGTCCCAGCAACATAATAAGCAGACCAAGCAGTCCAAGCAGTCCAAGCAGCACTAGCAGCCACAGCAGCACCAGCAGCATCCAATTCTTCTTTTGTCGCCAATCCATTAGCATATCTCTCTGCTACATCTATAGCAGCTATATAGCGTTCATCGGGCATCAAATGTTGCACTTGACGACCACACCAGACAGCAAATAACCGCCACTCCTTGTCATATTCTGGTGCTGATCTACAACACCACAGCACATCATCAAGACCATTAGACTCAAGGATTGTCAAGAAACTTAATGGTTCATCATCCGCTTCGGTTTTGCCAAGGTGTTTTAATAGGGTAGACCAGCCATCAGTGCATGGAGAATGTTGCCTGATTTTGTTTAAGGTTGTGTACATCATTTTTGTTCTCTCATTTAATTAATTTATGAGTTATTATAACACTTTTTCAGAGAATGTAAACGTTTTATTTCCCCTAATTAATCCCAAAATCCCTGCCAGTATGCCCCCATTAACCTAAACCCATTTGTCATTCTTTCTTGATGTAATTTCATTCCTTCCCAATCATACTTTAATGTATGTTTTGGTCCGTGTATCACTTCCCAAGTGTTTTCACCATCATATTGGTAATCAGATTCAACCCAATCTGTATCAGATACACCAGATTTGTATTGATCTTGCCAATCAATATCTGATTGACTCAATGCCCAAATAATTTCATCTAGAATATATTCCCATCTTAGAAAATGATTGTCATCAGTATCCCATTCATTCTCACATCTTGGAGCATTCATACTTTTCAGATAATCTGGAACATCTTCGTCATGTGTATATGGTGCCCCATGTTTTGTTGCCTTTAATTGTTTAAACATAGGTAATAAAATTAAGGACATTGTGCAATCCATTGACCAAGTATCCCAAGGATCTATCTTTACATATTCTATTTTTGGATGAATAGTATCAAGAACCTTTGTATTCCATTCACATAAAGTTTGCAACCATTGAGGTGGTTTATTTTTATAGGCATCATAGTCTTTGCGCCAGAAGAAAAACTTCTCTAGGATATGGTAGGGAGAAATCCAATGTGAGCGATAATTACTGATTACTATTTTCATGTCGTTTCCTTAGTAATTTTAAAACAGTGCCGTAGCAATCCTAAACCATTCACATACTCTATTTTTAGTTCATCACCAATTACATAGCGGAAGTATTCATACATACTCCCAATTTGATCTAATGTAATGTTCCCAGTGATTATTACATAATGCTCACGATCAGATGACCAATCATCTACCTCAATACCCTCGTCATTACAATAAGCTCTTATACTATTCGTAAATTGTTCTCCAAGGTCACTCACCGACACAACTCCTTAATATCAGTAATATTCAAGTTGTGGGTCATACCTGTTTGTACACAAACACTTTTTTCATGCGTTTCATAAAAAGCAAAGCCAGCAGATAAGAATATTAAGACCACGCCGATTATTGTTAATTCGAAGACTCGATTTTCGTTCATTCTTTTCTCCAGTTAATTATTACTTCAAATACACCTTCATTAAAACCATCTTCATCTACGGGGATAGTGGTATCTGCATTAAGTTTTGCATCGAAATCTTCCACAATGTCGTCTAAATCAAAAGCGGAATAGGTTTTTTGAAAGAACGGTTTAATTGCTAGTATTGTCATTCTTTTACCCACCTATTTCCTAGAATTAAATACTGCATCTTTCTCCAAAACCAGTTAGGTTCTACTCCCTTATTTGGATGATATACCAAGGCATTACTATTTTGACTACCAAACATATAACATTTCCATTCTGATTTTTCTGGAATTGTTAGGGAATAGGTTGCGTTTTTGATTTCTTTACTCATTATTCAAACTCCAATCTAACGCACACTTTCTCCTTAAAAGATTTCCAAGCAGAACCTATATAAGATTCTTTGCGTATTCTCTCATACGAATGTTCTTCAACTCTCGACACCCACCAGTCGTAATAACAGGTGAAAGCGCAACCTATGATCATTATTAAACCCGAAGTAATTAATGTTAGTTCTACTGAATCATATATTATTCCCGCATCAACGTAAATCAGGTATAGTATACCATAAAATATCGGTGATAGTACAATCATTAATAACATAGACGAAACGATTATTCCTGTTAAAATATTAAAAATACCTAATAACAAGTTGCGATTATATTCACAGAGACTTTGGTTCCAATACGGAGTATGGTATGTATATGTTTTAACTATATGATAATGCCAAGACTTTTTG